CTAGATGTTCCCATGTGATCCCCTCCTAAAAGTGGAATTCGTATACGGACTGATAACGATAACGCTTCGTCCGCACATCTGTGTGGTTATAGTTAGATGCAAGCCTTACAGCACTGATGTCGTCGAGATCAATGATTCCCTCCATGGCTGTCCGCATCTCGTCGTCGAGTTCTGCGGCGTCGTAAAGAGATATGAGCGAGTAAGACTGCACGGCGATTGAGCCAGAATCAATATGATCATTCAGTCCGCCGCCTACTTTTTCGAGCACAATAAAACGCTCCGGCATTGTCGGAAAATCCTCAGAGGGGACCTCTGGGAGCTCCATCAGCACCGGAACGTCCATATGCTCACTAAGATAATTAAGTACGATTGTTTCTATCATCGTATTGCCTTTTCTAGCGTGTTGCGGTCGAGGTTATCCGCTGCCGCTTCCTCTGTGGCTGTTCCAACAGATACATTTGCACGAGTCACGCCGACATATACGCTGTAGCCGTCTCCGGCCCTCTCTGCAACCTGTCCGGCAAAATCGACAAGTACATCCTGCATCTCCTGAGACTGCATCAGCTCGCGGGCGCCGTCACGATTCAAAACAAATTTGAAATCACTCATAGCGTTCCACCAATGCCTTTTTGTTCCAGTCGAGCGGAATGAGTTCCTCTTGCCCTCCAACAGGACGCCCGATAACTCGATATTTGCCCTGTGGAAAGTCTTCCGGAAGTTCGACGCGTCTGTCCGTCCATGTGTTGTCGTCCCCTTTGGGAATTCCCAGAACGTACGAAACGCGCTTGCCCGTGAGGTTAAGCGTATCGGTAATCTCTTGATCTGTCGGCGTGCTTATCAGGACGTTCTCCACCTCAATCGGCACTTCCTCATAAGTCGGCCTGTTGAACCCGTCCACGCCAGTCTTCTCTTTGTCATATAAGATTATGTTTCGTCCTTTGATGCGCCCCATAACTCATACACTCCTATTTGCTGACGCCTCAGCCCTAACCGCTTGAGGTCGTTTCGCATGATTGCGCCAGAAATGCCGCCGCCCGGAATTGCGTATGTTCCGCTCCAAGAATATCCGAGAGCACTCTGAGACTCTTGCGACATCGGTTCCCCTGTCGTCGCCTGTCTCATAGCGCGAACGACAACATCGACAGTCACGAGCTTAACAACAGACGCGTAAGCGGGATTAGCCTCGACCATTGCGTCAAGATCCTTGCCGACTTTCTGCGCCTCACAGCGCAAAGCGTCAGAAATGACGGGGATTAAGTCCGCAACTCTGAGCATATCCTCTTCCGTATAGTTCGCACCGGACAGCAATTTAACGTCTATTGGTGTTGCGAAGTCGGACATTTTGCGCCGCCTTTCTTCTTAGTGGCTGGCTTTTTGGGAGCTTTACCGGCTCCCAATTGCCGCCTGTAATCTCGCTGTCTGTGGATATGACAGCGCCGGTTTTCTTATTCCTGTACTCCATCAGGTCGTTGTTACCTTGACGCGTGCGAAGTGATCAGCCGCAAGGATGCCCCAGCCGATGTATGCTTCGGCGCGGAGGCAAACCTCGTTGTATCTCTTCAGATCTCTGGATCTGCCGTCGGGATCGCCGTACTGGATGACCTCAAGCGGAACGTTTGCCGCATAGCCCCACTTAAAAGCGTTCTGGAAGTCGCCAACATAAACATGAGGGGTTGTTGTAGCAGCTGCCGCTTTTACGGGAACAGTAGAGTTAACATCAGAGCCCATGCCATAGAAAGCGTTGGGATTCTGTCCGAATCTGAATTCGGGATACTGTGCTACGCCGTTGACCTTGATCGCGGAAAGAGCCGCACCGGCTGCGGGAGACATAGCGATACCGGTAACGTCGCCGCCGTCTGCCTGTACTGCCGAAATTGCCGCGCTGATGTTGTCGTCTACGCTTGCCGCTACATAGTTGACGTCGTTGCCAGTGCAAAGGCCGTCAAAGCTGTTTGTAGACTGGAAAGACGCCGCTGTGAGGTCTGCGGGGTTGAGGCCGTGCAGAGCAGCGATGTCGAGGCCGCGAGCGATCTTCTTCGCGAAACCATCTGCGAAAGCCTGAAGTGTGCCGATTCTTGCTTCGTCGGAAGCTCTCAGGAACTCATCAGACACGCGCGCCTGATAAACGAACTTGATCGGACGGATAACGACGGGAGTCGCGGAAGCGGTTGCGGCGGGCTTTGCGCCACCCTCTCCGACGATAGAGGCCTCAGAATCGAGGTTAAAAACAAATTCAGTAATTCCGTTGAACGGGATCGGGGACTGTGCCGACAGCTTTGCCAGAGAGCTGTATCCGCGGACCTTGCTGAACATTTCGGTTGCGATCTGTGTAGGGAAATTTGTAGAAGCGTTAAGTGTAGTTGCAGGCATTTTAATCCTCCTTATTGATTGCTGAGTGCCGCAGAAAGTGAAGTCCATGCGGACGACTCAGAGTTTTTGACATTTGGCTCCATTGAGCCGAGCGGCGCGACTGGCTTTGTATTGCCAATCAGCTTCGCCATTGATTCTGCATCTGCTCGAATTGCTTTCTCATCGTCGCCGGTAAGACGTGACGCCATCTGATAAGGCAGGCCCATCTCCAAAGCCACTTTGGTTTTTACCGAGTCCGTCTCGTATGTGTGGATCTTTGCATTAAGGTCGGCGATTGTCGTCTTGTATCCGTCTACCTGTGTCTCGTGGTCTTTTGCCGCAGTCTCAAGCTGAGTTACTTTGTCGGAAAGGTCTTTAGTAAGTGCCTCAATCTCTTCCGGGCTCTTCCATCCTTTTGCTTTGTAATCTGCTTCGAGCTGTTTTGCGTACGTCTTGCGCTCTCTTTCGAGGCGCGGGCCGATGGCTGCATCGAACTGTTCCTGTGTTTCAATAATTTTGAAATCTGCCATATAATTTCCTTTCCCTTTTAACCGGTTGGTATCCGTAAAATGGCAATTAAAAAAGCACCGGATAACCGATGCCTTAATAATCAATATGCTGTTTTTTCTTTTCTGCCTTTGTCTCAGAACATAGGCTGTGCGCTATGATCATGCTGTCTAAGAGCGATATGTCGGCGCCGTCCAATAATGAGCGGTAGCCGAGCCCGCCATTTGAACCAATCTTGCGGCGCTCACAGTTTGAAACGACTTGCGTCACCGCCGATTGTTGCATGTGTACTAGCGTCCCCTGTTCCATAGCCATATCAAAAAGACTGTTGGCTTTTATGAATTGTTGGACCGTAATTTGTTCGGGCTTCTTTAACTTCATGCTCTTGCAAGCATCGAGTAAGACTTCCGCGCCGTTCTTGCCATCAACAGCGGCTTTCCGAACGTCTGCGGATTGCAAAAAGCGTACAATCCACGCAACGCCGTCTCGAATCGGCTTGCATCCGACAACCTCGCAAAAGATTTTATCGTCTTCGGTACGTACGGCAATAGAAAGCGCTACGTTTTCGCCATCTATGCCAAACTTGATTCCGACGAACAATTGCCCTTTGAAGCGTGGAAGTTTGGCGACTTGCAGAGCCTCCCATTCGTTTCGACTGATTGCGGATTTCTGGTTGTATTTAATCCATAAGCCGAGTCTCTGGATGTTAAAGTCTGTTTTATCGTCGCCGATTTCCGAGCGAATTGTTCGTTCTTTCAGAACGTAGCCAAGAGATGGGTTCGTCTCATACCATAAATCTATGTTGTTGACGTCCGCCATATCGGGCACGGACCATTCTGCCCAGCCACTCTCGAACGAGTCATTGTGTAGCACGTTGCGGCGATAGTTGGGGAAAACAGTTCCCGCGCTTATTGCTGTCGGAGGCGTTCCGAACATAATCGTTTGCGGGTTCGCCGAGTCCGTAACAACATATTTAAGCGCCGTTTCTTGTTCGGGCGTGTATTCCTGTGCCTCATCTATGATTAACAGGTCGTAACCCTCACCAAGTCCGCCCGTAGAGGTTCTGGTGCGGAATTCGATGGCGCTGTCTTCCGTGTATAGGTGTTCTTTGCCGAACGCACGGAATGACGATGTTATTTTAATGTCGCACTTCGCACACAATCGGCTCAAACGCTCCCAGATGGAATGTGCCGTGCTTGCCCGATGCGCTGTATACAAAATTCGCTCACCATGTTTTAATCCCCAGACACATCTCGCAAGAGCCATTTCCGACTTGCCATTGCGTCGCGGTACTGAATACCCGAATTTCTGGTGAATCCATAGGCCGTCGTCGTTTACAGCCATAATGTCATAGGTGAGCGCTGTTTGCCATTCGAGGGCGTCTTTTTCGGACTTGTTATACAGCGCGATTGCTTCCGGTCCTTTTGTATCTTTATAAGGCAGAATAACGGACACCGTCGGCTCTTGTCTGCCGACTCTGTCCATGTTACTCCTCCTTATTCATTGCGGGGTCTTTGTTGCGGTATGTTCTGTAATCAGAATTCATTCCACCCTCCTGCACGGCGTTGCCATGTATGAGTTTTGCCGACGTGATACTCGATCATACACCCACAGCCAGGATGCCTCTGGAATACTCCCGCGTTATAGGCTTCTTGATAGTTGTCCCATTCGCCGACGCGGTCCATACACCATTTGCAAACGTCTTTCCCGCCATGCAATCCAACATCGTCATAAGTCCGTTTGATATGCACGGTAAGGCCGACATTCTCACAGGCTTCCGCATTAATCCGCATGGTTTCGTCAACAACTCCAAGCGCATTATTAGTAATAAGCCCGCGCACATAGTCATCCGTAATGTTCTCTGTATCCGTGATGACCGTCGCTAAACTGCGGACCTTTTCGGCGTTGAACTCAGGCGTAATGGCATTGAGCCCGACGCCCGCATCCGCATACATTTTGCGCTGTGCTCTGGCGCAAATCCGCGTAATATTGGAGTAGTTCTGTTTCATGGTCGCCGACAGAATCTGCACGGCCTCGTCCTGTGTGATGGCGGTCGGGTCCGTGTACATCTTGAGCACATCAGTAAGCACGCGGGCCGCTTCGTTTGCAAATTCCCGCGCATCATTGTAACTGCTCGCACGTTCCGCAAGAGTTTTCAGCCGGACATTCTTCTGCAAGAGCCGCCCATATGCTCGTAGAATCTTACTTACATCCGCCATATCAGATACCCGTCAGCTCTTTGAGCTTCCTCTCGTCGAAATAATCGGGGAAAGCTGTTTGAATCTTTCCGACAGCATCACCGACAGCACCGAGCGCCGTTATATCAGGCTCAAAGATGGGGGCCCAGAGCAGACGCGTGTCGCTTACCTGTTTCCGCTCATACGGGTAATTATCTCTGACGCACGCCGCAAGGTATCCCGCATTTAACAGCCCTGCTCCAAGCGTTCTCTGTGCTTTCCGGGCCGTCAATCTGAGAGTTTCATGCGATGCCTTAATCGCCTCACTGCTTGAGGGGTTCGCCGACGGGAAGCCGAGATCGTCAAGTGTGAGCCCCGTCTCTCCGGCAAACATTCCGGCAAACATTCGGAGCTGTTCGGCATGCGGTGCCATGCTCTGTTGCTGGAACTGTCCAACAGTAGGCTTGTCACCATCCTCATCCTTATCAATTCTCAGCATTGCCGACATCATCGCCTGCCACTTCTCCATGCGCTCCGCGTCAGGATCCATTCCAAGGACATATTTCTGTGGGTAACTGTAGAACTCTGCGGAAATCTCTGAGCGCTTCACAGTGCGTGCGGCGCTGTCCACAATATCCATACATGCACGGCTTATTCTGCTATGCCCGAACGGCCTTGTAGCGTCTGGGCGATAGATCACAGGAACTAGCAGCGGGTACGGCGCAGAATTCCGCACTGTATACGGCGGCTTTCCCTTTTCGTAAATCTCTGTTGCGCCGGGTACGAAATACGCCTCAATGAGTGGCTGATCATACTCGTCAAACTCGATAACCGCATAGCCCTCTTTAAGCATGTTGGTCACTGGGTCAATGATTCCAGTAGCATGCCGTCCATCAATTACCCTCATGCGCGGAGAGCCATCAGAATCTTGTGTGATATAGAAGAAATCGCAAGCGCTGATCAGTGCGCCAAGGATCGCCGAGTCAACAAGAATATCCTGATTGTTCATTGCATAGATGCCGTTCATGCCAAAGACATCATTGTCGAAGCCTTGAAACACGAGACGGTCTGCGAGGCTGTCAACGGCCTTTCCGCACCATCCGAGCACGTTCATAAAGTTCCGCAAATCAGGCGGCGTGGAGATCATAAAGTCCCGCGCTTTGTGCTTCATATCGTAATAACTGTATCTGAGCATCACGCGCCCGCGCTTCGCTATTAACTTGTTTCTGAGATAATCAATGCCTTT